TAATTGACCTGCTGTAGTACCACTAGCAATCTTATTTACTTGTGTTCTATACCATGTAGCCGATTTATCTGTATCGCCTGCCTTTTGTTTGATTGTATCAAATACGCTTGCCATACTACTATTTATGACAATTTTAGAAGAATTTAACGTGCTTTTCAGTTATAATCTTAAATATAATATTTCGTTTTTTGCACCAAGCAAATGCAGCATTCCATTTACATTTGTTTACTTCATACGTGTAAAGTGCTTTTTTATATGTACTTGTTGCTCTAGAGCCTTCTTTTAATACAGGTTTTCTAGTTTGTGTGTGTGGTTTTATTTCTATTAGATATTTTTCAAAACTTTTATTTGGTAATTGTTTTACTATTATAAAATCTGGATAATATGTTTTTCTTTTGTCAAAAACTATATAAGGTATTTTTATTTCTTCACTACCCCATTTTACTATTGTTTTTTCTCTATCACAATATTTCATAAAGGCTAATTCCCAACTCGATCTGAAAAACACATTGTTTACATCTCCAATATATTTTTGCCTATTTAAAGGTCTAAAACGACCGTTATAAGCTTGTCTTCTTGGTTCTATTTTTGGAAATCTTTTAAATGTTTTTCTTTTTTCTAACATTTGTTCTTTTAAGTTTTTCTATCTGTTCAACTGTGATTAAACCATCACCCTCATTGTTGTGTCTAAAATATGGCATACCACCTAATAGTTTTATTCTTTCTTCGGTAGATATTATATCAGAATTATTATTTTTTGATTTATAATAATATAAATTATTATCAATTGACTTAAACCATTTTTTTATAAAATTATAATAATCCTGATTTCTTTTTATAACTTGTTTTTCAATTGTATTATTTTCTAACACACCAGAATTTATAATAATACATATTTGTAATTTATGTCTTTCATCTTTAGATAACTTTTTAGCATACTGTTTATATTTTTCACCAATGTCAGATAAAGCCTTTGTTACAATAGAAGCTGACACATTTATATATTTTATATATGTTGTATTAACATAACCTTGTGTTTTCATCCAACGAAGCCTATTTGCTTCTTTTGACCAATTTCTAGGAATGATATTGTTAGATTTCTTTTTAGACTTTAGTCTATCTAAAAAAATGTTTTTTGCTCTTTCATATTCTGATGGTTTAAAGTAATAGTTGCCTATCATAAATTTTAATTTTTCATCTGCACTATCTTGTAAAACATTATATCCTTCGTTAGTGTCTAAATCACCATTCATTTTACCTATTTGATAAAGTTCATATAGTGAATTTGCATAGTCTTCAGCTGTACTCGGACAACCTTTATCTTCTTGTGGATTTGTCATCTGACCAAGTAATATAAAAGCTTCTTTAGCATCAACTTCTTTCATTTGTGAAAAATCATATAGATCACATATTATATCTTTTACGTCATTTTTTTTAACTGCATATATTCTTCCATTACCCGTTGCTACGTGTAGATAACCATCGGGCATTTCAGCAAAAACTGGAGGTAATAAATTTAATTTAAATCCTTGGTTTGATATTTTTTCTCTTAATAATTCTGCTTCAGGATTATCACCAACTATTCTGTGTTTTTGAGTTGTATATCCATCTTTATCTTCGGTTACAATATCATCACCATTACCTTTTATTTTTAAAACTTTTCTACCTAAAAATTTACCTCCAAGTTTTAATCTTCTTTTATATTCGTGAGCATAGGGTCCATGATCAAATGGGCACAACTCTAATGATTTTTTAATGAAAGGTTTAAATGATTTGTGAACAGATAAATCAATAGCAATATCTTTATCAACATTACGTCCAATATTATTGTTTAATTCTTCTTCAATCGTTTGTAATGATTTTGATGTTTCTAATACCATGGTAATATTATTCTTTTATTGAGTGGGTAGCCCGAAGGCTACCCAATTGAGAAAGTGAGAGAGATAGATTATGAATCGTCCTCAGCAAGTTTACTAAAGTACGATAGGTCATCGCTATCGTTGGACGATTCAACTTCCTCTACTGAATTGTTAGAAGACGTTGGTATGTCATTACTGACAGGTGGGAGGTCAATATCTTCTACAGATTCAGTACTTCTTTGTCCAGTAAGTGTCTTATTCAGTTTCTCTTTGAGTTCATCATAAGATTTAAAATTACTAGGGTCAATGAAGGGTTTTAGAGCATGTTGAGATTTCCATATTTTGTCAATCTCCTCATCAGTAGGTTTTACTCTACTTGGTTGCTCAAATTCAGATTTATCATAATTCCAATAACCATCAACTTTTCTGATTTTTAGTTTAAAGTTTGCACCTTCCCAAAAATCAAATGGGTTAACAGCCTTTTCATCTTCAAACGCTGGGTTCATTGCTTCTGTAATCTTATCAAATATCTTTTTACCAAATTTGAATAAGAAAACTTTACCTTCGTTTTCAGGATGTTTTGGATCAGATACTACTAGAATATTTGAATAGTAAGATAACTTTCTTTTTCTTTTTCTAGCAATTTCTTTATCGGCTTCTATGCCAGTATTCCATAGTCTAGTGTTTTCTTCACTAACAGGATCTTTTTTGTTTAAAGTTGTTAATGAGTTTTCAATATACCATTGACCACCTGGTCCTTGAAACGCATGATTCCAGACTCTTTGCCATGGCATATCTTCACCTTCAACTGCTGGTAAAAATCTTAGCACGGCATAACCATTACCTGATTTATCAAGTTCAGGTTTCCATAACCTATCGTCTTGGTATTTGTTTTTCTTTTCTGGTTGTTCGATTGTGTTTTCTAACTGTTTAGTTAGTGTATCAAAGTTTGACTTTGACTTCTTTAGGGCTTCTAATGCACTTGACATTGTATGTATCTCCTTGTATATATTGTTGTACGTATTTGTATTAATGTAAGTATAGTATTATTTATATCTCTTTTTCTTATCATTAATAACTTTTTTTACCTTTCCTATAAAGGTAGAAAAACTGTTTAAAATTTTATATAATATTTCATCAAACATAATCTTATTATAACAGATTTAACTCAATCTGTCAAGCAGCTGTGCCTGACTAATATATTCTAAATTGATGTCCTCTTGTGCTGTAAATACGTCTATTTTACGGTTTGTAGGACTATCATTCAGTTCTTTATTTACTTTGTAAAACTTAATTTTAGGGTTTAACTCCATTAATCTTTTCCATTGTAACTCCCAATTACCTGATGGAGTTGGTTCAAATTCTGAAGCAACATAGTTGTCTGTGCTTTTGTACACATTGTTAACTGTATTTGTATCAGATACTAGATCATGGCCTATCATATAAATCTCATCTGGTTTTTCTAATTTAGAAGCAATGTAACCTGTTGTAGGTCCACATGCCCAACCATCATCAACACCATCTGGTTCACATTCTCTTATGTCATAAGATTTGTCAGGTTGTTTTATCCATGAAACATAAACATGAGCATTATGTACTTTCTTTTTTATACGTTCTCTATCACCACCTTGTTCTTTGGCCTTTTTAAGAATTGTAACCATACCGTCTATTGTAGAACCATGTGTAACAAATTCTTGTGACTCACCTTGTTCATTTGATTTAATTAAATCAAAATCTTTTATATCTTCAAGGTCTTGTATTGACGCCATACCTTCTACAATACTTTGATATAACATTGTAGGTACTTTTGTCCATGCTCTAAAATAACATGGTATCTTTTGTGCAACACCTGAATGATATACTTCATGTATCATACCACCATCAACTGCTGTTAGTACATCTATTAAGTCAGCATGATCTCTATATATGGCATTACAACCATATAATTTACCATGTGACTTTAAGAGATTTAAATCTAAATCTTTTCTACTTTCACCATTACCTATTAAAAATACACGTTTCATCTTGTTATTAAATTATCAGGTTTATCTATAGGCATACCAGTTCTATCAAACCATTTGTTTTTTACATTGTAAACATAGCCCAAAGAACCGTCTGATAGTTTGATTGATTTCTTATCAATCTTACCATCGTAGGTAGAACCATCTTTTAAAACTAATTCTAATGTGCCGTGTAGGTTTTGATAGATTCTATCAATTGTTTTATCACCATATTTGTTTGACTCTGGTATCATACAAACACCTCCTTCATAATAAATTTACATTTTGTTATATTGAAATTAACAAATGGTTTTAACTTGGTAATCTTAAATGACTTTTCAGGCCAGATAATAGTTTCGGTAATTTCTTTATCCCAATTTTTACAAAACGACAATATCTTATCCAAGATGATGAATGTTTGTACTCCAATTTGCTCTGAAAGAAGTAACCGTAGCAATCTTGGATGTTGGCCATTAGATACACGAAACACATCATCAAAAGAAATACTATCACCATCAATGATATTACGGACCAATAAGCAATCATTTCTAAAATTATACGTAAATGCTTGATTAAACTTCTTCCACTTTGTATAATTTGTTTCTCCATCTGCTCTAACTAAATTTCCTATCCATGTTTTTGAATTATGAAAGAAATTGCATATAAAATATTCTAACATTTCTTCCTTATTGTATTTAGTTGTAAGTTTATGAAAGAAAAACCTATCGTTACGTTTTAAAAATGTATTAAAAGTTGCATTAACTTTGGCATTGTGTTTGTAAAAATCATAATTAGAGGAAGTGAAGTGTAGTTTAATAGCCAAATATAATGTATATGCTTCATAACTGTTCATATAGGTAAAACTGCTGTACTTGATTTTTCAACCATGTTCAGTTTTTGTGCTTCTTCTTTTATTTTTTCTTTTAAGGATTTATTAATTAAAGGACCTACAGATGATAAGTCAATATCGCTTTCTTCACAATAACTTATAACTGCATCCATATAAGTTATCTTTTTCTTTTTGACAATATCTTCAACTATAAGACCAAACTTTTTACTATTCATTAAATTCATATATTCATTATATCACTTGTGAGTGATTTTGTCAAGCCTGTTTCTGTTAATCGGTACAGGCAAACCGTTTAGCAGTATTAAGCTGCTATTGCTAAATTGTTAGCGTTTGTAAATTGACATTACGGTGTCAGCGATTAAACTCCAATAAGTTTTAACTGTGAATCGATACCACACATCCCCCATAAGCACACTTGAAATCAATGTGTTTATGGTGGAGATGCCGAGAATTGAACTCGGGTCTTCTCCAGGTATTTTCTTACCTTCAACGTTTAATTCTTTTGTGGCACTACTAAATCAAATGTATGAAATAAAATACATCTTTCAAGTCCACTTGGTATATCTAATACAGCAATTGATTGTGTATTATCTTCATTTACCATA